ACACTTTTATGTAAAACGGACTTCTTGTGTTGATTATTTGTGCCATTCTATTTCTTTAGTTCGTAAGTATTTCCCTTTTTAATATAACCTAAATCAAGCATAACTGTATCTAAGTTCTCTAAAACATCATCCGTAAGATGTTCTGTTATTCCGTCAGCTATTTCTGGAAGAGCACGTTCAACTATTTCTGTTATAAAATTAGCTGGTGCGATACCCTTAATACTTATGCTCCTACCTATCAAGAAAGCAAGTGTATTTACCTTCGATTCAAGTGTTTTTCCTTTTACGCCATCAAGATTTACTGGTTTCTCTGTTATCCATCTTTTAAGTGCTGATATATTAGGCTGAAACTTTCCAGTTCCCTCGTCAACATACTTTAGATATTGTGCGCCATATAAATTTATAGAATCACCCTCAGCTTTTACCTCTAAAGATTCACCGCCTCTACCAGATGCTTCAACTCTTGATGTTACTCCAGTGTATTTCCCTTCACCTCTCGGTCTATCCGTATTATATGACTCAAGGAAATATCTGATGAGTTCATTATTTGCGAACCCCTCTAAATATGCTTTAGTATTTTTGAGTTCTATATCCATTATCTACAAGCGTCTCCTGTTGCGTTAATAAGCTGCATATCCGTATTGGCGGTTTCTATAACTAAATCCATACTCCATCCAGCTAATAGATTCTCGAACCTGTCTTCAAACTGAGTGGCAGTTGCGTCAGACACAAGTTGGTATTTGTCGGTATATAAGTCGCCTCTACGTAAAGACGATTGCAATCCATTGATTACTGTAAGCTGAGTATTAAATACATCGTGCTTGTTGTCAAGTCCTCTATATGGCGTGGAAGTAGCAGCTAACTTATCATCTTTATTCTCGTTTACGATATCCATACAAATCACTTGCAAAGAGAACGTCATTATGTGTTCAGAGAAAGTCACGTTCTGTATGTTAATATGCGCCAGTGGGAATATAGTTTGCTTAGACAAGTCCACTTTAAATATATCGCCAAACGTAACAGTATTGACAGATGGACTACCATCAAGGTATGTATTTAGTTTATCTACTAAGTCGTAATATGCTTTCATCGTTTATATGCTTTCTTAATCATCATAGATTCTAATTCGTTTTTCTCTTTTTCAAATGTTAGGTAGGTGAGGCATTGGAAGAGTGGACTTTCGGTAACCTTATTGAATCTAAGGACATCCCCTTGAGCAAGTGCGTAAATTGATTGATACCAACCCCACTTTGAGCCAAAGTTTGCTTGAGCAGATAAGTCTGTTCCTCCGTCAGATTCTCCTGTATAAAGGTCGGAATAGCTTTCAGTAACTCCATCCCTAAAGCGTAAAAAAAAACCATAGAACTCATCGCTACATCGAGTGGCATCTCTTTCATTAGTTCAGATACCTCATCACTTGGTTCGTATGGCGCAATCGTATATTTTTCTTTACTCTTAAAGTTAACTGGTCTGTACAGCACTGCCATAGCTTTGTGCATTGTTTGCCAATCAGTAATACCATTCTCTATATCAATATATTCGCCAAGAGATATACGCTCCAAGTTTGGTATAAAGCCCATATCTACGTTAAGTAGTTTGAAGTGGCGTATAATATCAGGCTTCTCTTCAAACGCCTTGTTAATGATTGTGAGTACCTTTTCCGCCTCACTCAAAGGAATATTCAATACGTCTTTGAATTCAATATTACAGAATATCTCAATAGTTTTCATATTGATAAACTCTGCTGCGTTATCATCATCTTTGTTCTGGTCAAGTATCTTTAAATACTTTTGATACTGACCGAGTGTTATATCTGAAAGTGCGTCTGGAACGGATAGTTCTATTTGTACGTTATTCGCCATATTAAATTAACTTATGTTTCTATTAGTGTTCGCCCAACTGTCTGTATGGCACAATATATAATACATTAGTATAGTAGAGTACATTGTATTATATATAGTACATTGTACAGTAGGTTACATTGTACAGTATAAAAATAATATATATACATTGTATTCTACTATACATTGTATTATACTGAAACCTTATTTTCGTTGTAAAAATGTCTGTATAACTCCCATACTTTATCAGACCACTCAGTCTTATCATACAGCTTTGGCGAAATAACTTTATTTGCGCCATTATCAATTACTATTTGATATTGTGTGGCAGATGGGATTGGGTAGATTCGTATGTTTCTTTCTATACACCACTTGAATGCTTTTAGTGATTCGGTGTGATTCTGAAGGTTGATTGTTTTTTTCTTGCGCTTTGCCATAACACAAATATACAAAATACCTATTAGATTCACAAGGGTATTGAATTCAGTTGGCAGATGGAAAGTAGGGTATGTGTAGAGTTGAGGTATATTAGCTACTGGGGTATCTTTACAGGCAGAGTACCCTATATAAAGCCATTTAAGGCTATTTAGAGACGTTTTAAAGGCTTAATGGGTGTTGTGTGGTATGTTGGTATGGTTGGAGGGTAGAAACGAGCTTAGAATGGAGGAAAAACATACCTATTTAATATCAATTTAACCCACATAAACAAATTAATATATTGACACAAAACAAGATAACAAAAAACCCCTATCAAAATAAGGGTATAAAAAAACCCCCTTTCGGGGGTCAAACATAATAAAAAAACTAACTTTTGTTTAATTTATTTTTATTTATTTTCTTTAGTTTCCTTTGCTCCTTCTTATGTTTTAACAGGTGTTCGAACTGTATTTTATTAGCCATATTATAAAAGTTTAGATATTTTATTTATTTGTTCTTTGCTTATATTGTGGCAACCAATAGTTAACATATCATTGAATGACTTTGTAATAAAGTTGCTTATTCTCTCGCCTCGCATATTCACACCAGAAGACAAAATTTTGTAGTATCTTCTCGCCTCGTCAATATCTATTTTTACGCCTTGTGAGGTTTCAATGTATTGACCGTCTTTGGAGCGTCTTAAATAATCAAGACCTCCAATCCTAAAGAAATCAATTTCATATTTATAAAACTTATTTAGTTTTTCCTTAAGCGTCTTCTTTTCTTTTCTTTGTTTCTTCTCCTTTTCTTTCTTTGCCCACTCTCGCAAACTTTCGAGGGCGTTATCGTCTTGCAAACTGTCAACAAATTTAAGTAGCTGTTTATATTCTTTGCGTCTTCTCGTTTGCGTTTCTTTGCGCTCGGTGATATATCCGTTCAGAGAATTCCAGAGTGAAAATATCTCGTTGGTATATTTTTCTGGTTTTCTCGCTTTCGCCAACTTTGGCTTAAGATAGTTAAAAACGTGGCTATAAATATAGTCGAGATTAACTCTCGTTTTATAATATTGTTTGTATTGACTTGTCGCTCCTGATAATATACTGATATGTTTTGACGTGCTATTACTGTACCCCTCGTCATTTATTAATATAGTGTTGGCGTCTAAGAATTCACCGAGCAAATAATGATATCCGTATGAATATATTTTGTTACCCTCGAAAAATACGCTCCGAGATTGATTGCACCCCTCTGGATGGGTTCTCTGTGCGAATGTGTGAATCGCATCGTAGTTACTTGAAAATACTTTTTTCATCTGTTTAGCTATTAAAAATTAGTTGAAATAATACGTAAAGAGGAATAAAAACCGCCATAATTTTGACGGCTTGAAATGTGATTTTATCCACCTTATCGAAAAACCTTTGCAGTTTCTCAATGTTTTGATTTTCTTGTTCTTTCATCTTATTAGAAATTAAAACCTACTAAGTCAATATTTTTGATGATAGTAAAAATACCGCCTAAAATCATAGGAACGAAAATCCCTACTATTGACCAAAAAATTACTTTGTCGATTGTGTTGTTGTTTACTTTTTTCATTTTATTATGTTTTATGTTTAACAATTAATTACAATACAAATATACACAATAATGTTAACAAACCAAACAAAACCAAACTTTTTTTTTAGTTTATATCCATTCTAAATAAGACGCTCAATTCATTATACTATATGAACGTGCGCGCGTTATATAAGACAATTTTACGACATATCCAAACATTTATACAATTTAGAACCAATCCAAATAGTATGCAATTAGGTCAATTCATTATTCCCATTGAATTGCGCACCGATTGAATCTATTATATATTAAATTCATAGGGTACACAACTCAACAGGGTATTGAATTTACTATTGTTCGCATATAATTTTCGCCAAATGAAATTTAATCATACTTATGAAGATACATTTTTGTTTTTAAATCTGTATCATATCCTATCATAGCCAATAAATAGTCTGCAATATCTTCGACTTCATCATTGTAGTCTATATCATCATAATGTTCATCAAATATCTCAACATCTTCCAATACACCACTTGGCTCGTGATATAAACATCTTGCCAAATACTTGTTGTCTTTATATTTGAATTTAACTTCGAGCCAAACACTACTTGCCTCCGCCCATTCGCCTAAGTGTTCAAAGTCTAATTTCATTATTTCCTCATTTGTTCTCATATCTATTATATTTATTTATTATTATTATACAATGATTATCCTTGTATAATGATTATCATTGCACCTGTGGATGATTATCCTGTACCTCTCGAATGAATACCCTGTGCTTCTGAATATCCACGTCATACTTCTGACAAATTAGTTTTAATAGTTCTACTTTGTCGCTGGCGTTAAATACTGCTGAGGTATTTGCCAGACTTGGAATGTTTACTTTAAATTGTTTCATTTTATATCTATTTCAGGAAGACCCCATTCGTTTTCTGTTATTACTAAATCAAAATCAAATCCACAATTCTCACATATAAAGTTATCCTCGTGGTTATCGTGCCAACAAACTTGGCAACATCTTTTAAACTGTTTCATTTACTACATTTTTAAGTTCTTCAATTTTCTCTTTATCTCGTTTCTCTTTCTCTTGAAACGCCACCTCAATTATATTCGGCAACCAATCCACCATAGTGTATGGGTCAAACGTAATTGAATTGTACTCGTTAGATAAACATACGCCATCATCATCTGCGTGGAGCGTAGTTATCTCATTTATATATATCCAGTTATTTTCCATATTATTTATATTTAAAATTGTTAAGCAAACATAGACATAAATTTTTTTCCTAATGTTAAGCTAATGTTAAGAAATTGTTTTATATTTGTAAAAGATTAATTAAGTAGTTTTTCATTTTATTGGTTTAGATACCCTGTCGAAAGATAGGGTATTTTTTTTATACCTATTAAATTCACAGATATGGAACAGAACAATACAGGGGGTGTTAAATTCACAGGAAACTATTTTGATGAGGCGATAGATTATGTGCAAGAGAAAGAAACGAACCCTATTAAATTCACAGAGACCCCTATTGAATTCACAAGAAAGCAAACACCTGTTTACAGTGGAGTGCTTAATTACTTCCCTGATGCGATAAGAGAAGTCGCTCAATGTTCTTATATGGGAAATCAGCAGCACAATCCAGATAAACCTCTGCACTGGGATAGAAGTAAATCTGGCGATGAATTAGATGCACTAACTCGCCACTTACTTGAGGCTGGTACAATAGATACAGATGGAGTGCGCCACTCAGCTAAAGTTGCGTGGAGAGCTCTTGCTAATCTACAGAAAGAGATAGAGCGTTCTAACGAAGAATGTACATCCCCTTCGGAACAGAGCGAGTAAGTAGGTATTGAATTGCGTACCGACTTCCGTCAATACTGTGATTCCAGTTATCCTGTGGAATACTGCCCTTTAGCTTCCAAGCGTAATTATTGAACTCCTTAATTGTATTGATAGATTCTTTATCTACAATAATATCGTAGTCTTGCATTAGAGCGATTCCTGTCAATATACTGCCCTTCTTCTTTATCGTTGGCGTTATATTGAGTCCTTTAGTCTTCAGCTCACTTATCAGTCGAGGCTCACTGTTATCGCACACTATAAGCTGTTTTCCTGCGATTCTACGGCACATCTCGAATATGTTGGAGGTGGACATACCTGCCTTGTAGAAGTGCTCTCTAATCCATATTATTTTGCGTGTCTTGTCTATTGCAATCTCAGTTAATACTGAAGGGTCTGTTGAGAAACCAAAGTCGAGTCCAAAGATTGCATCCTGATTATTATCGAACTCTCCAATACGCCAGTGAGTAAAGATAACTCCTTCAGCTCTATTTAGCCATCCACCTAATATCTGGTGCTTATATTTATCTGGTCTTCTGGTTCTCATATCCTCCACTTGCGATACAAATGATTCAGATAGATGTTTCTTATTATCTAAGTATGTGGTGTGTATATAATTCACATTCTCCTTCTCTCCGTTGTGTCCATCAGGAATACCTCTGTTCTGAAAGAACCTCTGATATATCCAGTGTTCTTTTGTAGTGGGGTTTAGAATTAATATACATCTGTTTTGTGTACCCATCGCTCTTACAGAGTAATCTATCTTATCAAACGATTCTTCATCTGTAAGCTCCTCCGCCTCATCTAATACAAACGTAGTAACACCCTGAATGGACTTTAGCTTTGCAGTTTGGTCTCCACTGGCTGTCTTGATACCACTGAAGAATATACTACTCCCTGTAAGATTGTTTATGATTTCAGTCTTTGTGACAGTAAAGTTACCACCAATACCCATAAGGTCTAACTTCTCCAGAAACTCTGGTATAATCGACATACTTGCTGAAGTCATCGTATATCGAGTAAAAAGTATCTTATGACCTCTTTCGTAAGTGAGTAATACTAAGAATGTATTTACAGCAAAAGACTTTCCGCTACCTCTCCCACCAGTACAGATGTGGTATCTGGATTGAGACTTAAATAACGAATGATACTTTGGATTAAGATTAACATTCTTCATTAGTCAGTGATAGGTATAACACTACAGAATGAGCACTGCTCCTCACACCTTTCCTTACCTATCTCATATTCAACACAATCGAATCCCTTCTTCTCGCTAAAGAACGGTGAATAATTATTCTTTATCTTCTTTGCCATCGTCTTGTATTTCAGCGTCAATATCAATAGTCTTCTCTTGGTCTAAGAATGATATAACAGGAATATTCACTTCCTGCTTTACATTCAAATCTTTTTGTTCTTTCGGTTTACCGTACTTGTACTCCCACAGAAGGCGTAAGTGTGGGAATGAATCTTTACTCATATTGGCGAGTGCTTCCCACGCTTTCTTCTCACTACCAAAGGCTCGCTTCATTGAACCAAGAGCGAAGTTCTTTATCTCTTCTTCTTTCGCTTTTGGCTTGCGCCCTTGACCTCTTGATATCCCTTTGACAGCTCCGTTGTTTCTACGCCCATCAGAATACTTCTGGTGCTCTTCTTTTACGATAGTGGGTTGGTTTGTTTTGGGCTCTGGCTTCTTTGGAGCTGGTTTAGGTTTAGCTTTCTCCTCTTCTTCTTTACGTTTCTTATCAGCTAACCACTTTTGTGTTTTAACACTTATAACTCCCTGTTTCTTAAACTCTTGCTCGTCAGACATACGCCACCTTTAATTAAAGTAACTACTTTTTCTCTTCAGTGTTTTCTTCTTTAGGGAGCTTCTCAATTACAGCTTGAATCATAATATACATTCTGGTGACTGCCTTTTCAAGTTGAGATATCCTTTGAGCCTGAGTTAGTTTCTTTTGTCTCATTGGTGTGATACTATATTAGAGTTATATAATACTGTCTGTTGATTACGAGGTTTTATCTCTTTCTTAGCAACCTCTGAAAGCATACGGAGCTTTTGAATTATCTGTTCAACCTTTACTTCAGGAACGCCATCAATAATATCAGATATCTCTTTATACTGCCTTATAATTCTTTTTTGCATATTTACTTTGGACTCAAGTATTTTATTCCTTAAATGTACATCTGCAATAACTTCATTCTGTAAGCTAATCTCTTTTGTATATTCACTCATAACGCAGTGGAATCTATTGCTCAACCAATCATCGTAAATAACCATATTATCAAACTGCTTAATGCTATGTAATATCGTGGCGTGATGCTTTCCAAACATCCTACCTATTGCAGTAACTGTATGTTTATGAAAGCTCTTGAGAACTTTATACATAATCATTCGTGCATATACAACTTCTCTATCTCTTGTTTCTTTCATTGGGTCTATCTTACAAACCTCTTGTGTAATCTCTCTTAATATATCAAAATCAGTATTCATCTAACTCTTTTTTAAATTGAATATAAGCATTGGATAACCCTTGACAAGCCTCATAATTCTCCTCATCCTTGAAGTGCTGTAGTAGATACTTTAACTCATCTACTTTCAGAACTCCCATTCTGAGTGATAAAAGAATGTCATCCTTATATTCTTCTATTAATAATTTATAATCGTCTTCAATCAAAGTGTGCCTCGAATAGTATAGTTATGCAATTCATTCATACCATTCTCTATCTCATCCGTATATACCTGAACTGCTCTCTCTACTAAACTTTCGCCTAAGTTATAAAATTCCTGCGAAACATCAAAGATTCCAATGTCATAAGTTTCTTTGTTTATCGCCAGATAATATATGTCTTTGTAATCTACATCGAATAACTTACTATATATATACGCTTGACACATATACTTATACTTCTTTGCGCTCCAGTGAAATTCATTCATATCACTACTTGTTGTCTTTAAATCAACCATACGCCCTGAACCTAAAGCATCTGCTTTACCTCTGAAGGGTTTACCAAACATCATATTCATTGACGGAACTTCTTTGTCAGTACCCTCTAATAATTCTCTGGCGTGTTTATTATCGTGAATCGCCTGAGCCATATACATAGCCAAGTCGTGTTCTTTGATTGTATAACTCTCAGAGTTCTCGCTAAGTGCCTCTTTAAATGCTTTGGTGTTTCTACTCTGCACATCTACAAAGTTTAGCTTATCGAACTTCTCTGGCTCTAAAACCGCCAAGTGAACGAGTCTCCCCTGCATAAGCGCAGGGGTGTCGCTCCGTTGTCTTAATGATTTTAAGTAAGCCTTTGGAGAATCCAAAAGTGTCTTTACCGAACTACTGCTAAGAGCGTACTTTCCTAAGTAACCATAGTAGAACTCATCACTATCCATCTCTTTGAGTATCTCATCGTATTGCCAGAACTTTCCATCCAGCGTCATTATTGTATGTTTCATATCCAAGTGTGTGGGTGAAAGTGATTAAACACACCCCAAAGGGTTTTTCTTATTTCTTCCTTCCGTTGCTTATATTCATCTGTTTCCATATAAGCTCTCTCTTCTTGAGCCTGATAGTACTGACGTTCCATATCTTCATAGAACTTTCTCTTACTTTCATCTTCAGCTTCCTGATGTTGTCTCTCAATAAAATTAAGAAACTCTTCTCCTGATTTTCCCATTATCGTATATATTTGATTGTGTATTTAATAAACTTCTCTATTAAGTTAAGGGCTGTCCTTAACGGTGTCTCTACTCCGTGATATATAACAAGGAGTATAGTTTCTAAGCAAAAGAACACAATGAGCGTTACAATCGCTACAGATACTCGTAAAAGATTAAGGGGGTGTAATATAATTCTCTTTATAATCATTCGTACTTGATTTGAGTACAAATATATAAAAGAATTACTTAATAAACAAAATTGTTAATTACTTTTTTGGATTGAACTGGTCTTTGAATATTGTTTGACAGACACTATAACGCTGGTCTCTATCAGGAAACTCCTCTCCCATCTTGGCGTTTCCCATACATCTTTGAATGAAGTCTTTATTTTTCTCGTATTTCTTTGGTCGTAGTAGTGGCATTAGAATTTACATTTAGGACAATTCCATTTATATCCTATCCTATTTAAGTAACTAATAAGTTTAGGTTTGTTTTCAGTTCCTATCCATTTACCATCGTAGTAAACTGCTGTAACATAAGATTCGCCAAGAGGGATGTCCTTTGTGTCATCATAAAACTCGTGCTCTACTTTCAACACACAAGACTTATCAGTATGCCACGAATCACAAATTCTTTCCAGTAAAAGTCTTTGCCCTACAGGAATCTTGTTTCCAGACTTCTTAATCTCCATTAAAATAAGAACCTCATTATCGAATTCAAATACCGCATCAATATCCGTAGGGTGTATCTTTCCATTCTGTACCCCAGTGAAATCTATTGTTTGGCGAACTTCTTTTGAATTCCTAATCAAACTGTTTTTCATACTCTTTGTATATCTTATATAACTTGTCGTGAACACTGCTTAGGAAACAGGGCGTACAATTTGTAGGCTTAGTATTTTGATGGAGAACTCTGTTGTATATGCGAAGTAACTCCTTTTGCTGTACCGAACTTATTGTACTTGGTTTATCAGTAAAGTACAAATCTAAATAGTTGTATTCATCTTCAGTTAAACATTCTGGTTTAGCGTAAGGAAAGATTTTATTGAGGGATTTTTTTCTCTCTTCACACCCACAATCCTCACCTAATATCCACTTGGCGACTTTAGCTACGCCTGTAGCTTTAAATACCTTTTCTACAGTATCACCTAATCCTTTACTCTTTTGTGCGCTTGTACTCTTCGTATGCGTCACTGAGTCTTTGTCTAATTTCTTTCTTTGCATTTGATAGCGTATTAAAAATTGAACTTAATGTTATTTTAGTCTCACTCGATATATCTCGCATTGACATATCAGTTCTATAATATAATTCAAACATCTTTCTGTCGTACCAATACCAAGTATCAATAACAGAATCAACATTGTTAAATACTTTTTCGAGGTGCTCTTTTTTAGTTATCTCCAGATACTTTGGTAACTCATACTCATTCACCATATAATCTTTTACCTCTTCTACAAAAGTTAGCTTCTCTCCCTTGAGGTTTGAGTAATACAAATTCCTAAGTGTTATGTAAACATAAAATGTGTTAATCTCATTCTTATTGTAGAGAATCTTTTTAGGCTCTTTAACATAGTCATAAATCCTAATGAACATCTCTTGAACAAGTTCGGAAGCCTCGTCATCACTGACTTTAAAGGACTTCGCCATATTCCACCAATCATCATACTTTTCAGCTAATTTATCTAATAGCTCGTTCTTTGTCATAATCTATAAGTAACAGGATTTGTTCCAACGAATTGCACACTGCATAACTTCCACGCCATTTCAGTGAGAAGTCTAATTCGTCTTTGGTTAGTCTCTGTTGACTTTTAGATTTGTTTCCGTCTTTTAGTTCAATAAGGTAATTTGAATTCATATAACCTACTATGATATCAGGCGCACCTTTACCAAGTTGGTGTGTATGTAAAACAGATATACCTCGCTTTCTCAATTCCTGTACTATTTCTTTTTGATTCGCATCTACTCTTGCTTTTTTACGCATCTTTTAGCATCAATATCATTAAAGGGTGTGTACCCATTAAAGTAATATCTCTGCTCCCTTACGTTGAAGTTTATGCCAGTAACGTCTTGTGGAATACCAACTAACTTCTGTTTCTTTATCTTTTGTGTTCCAAATATAACACTTGTATCTGAGAAATCCAAAGCCCTGTTCGGTCTCCATACATACGCCACGTTATCAGCTTTGTCAGCAAACGTACCGCCACCCTTTATCTTATTGACATCAGGCTTATAATATCTGCCATCCTCAGTTTTTTGTGGCGTTACTTGATGCGCCACTAAATTCACACTAATATCGTTTTCTATTGCAAATCTCTTTAGTTCAGACATAAATCTACTGATGTATAAGTCTTCTCTTTCGCCAGAAAACATCTTATGCTGGACTGTATTGTAGGGGTCAATGATTAGCGACCTAATTCCTTTTTGACGAACTAAGAACTTAGCACGCTCAAATATATTGTCAAGTGTAAAGAACTTCTTAGGATATATAACAAAGAAGTGTTTCTTCACAAATTCAATACCCTCTTTATATTCTTCTTCAGTCATCTGGTGTGAGTAGTATGGGTCAGCACTTTTACCTATGTACATTTCTATAATATCATTGAAGAAGTCTCGCATAGGCATATTCTCTGGCGTAAAGATTCCAAACTTCCAACCATCCCAATACGCCTTAATCGCAGCAAGCTGATTAAGAAACAAACTCTTTCCCTCATTCTGATATCCTGTCCAAATGGTAATCTCTTGTTTTCTCCAAGTCCACGCCTCATCTACAGTAGGAATGTAAGTAGTTGTTCCTCTTTCTTGTCCATTGTGAAACCCATCTAACATAGACTCCATAACATCTGTTACTTCAAATACGCCCTCTAATTTAGGGTCTTGAGCCGTTTTAAAGCGATTTCTGAGACTTTCTGCGCCCTCCTTTAGTAGTACCTCATTAGCATCTTTAAATGGTCTTAAATCAACTATTTTACATTTATCTGCACCAACTCTTCTAAGTAGTTCTCTCTCTAACAATCTGCCGTTATCGTCATTATCAGTGGCGATATATACATCTTTAGCTTGTTCAAACACTTCATAGCAATTAGAAATACATTCTAACTTCTTGTCTATATTCTTGTCTCCTACATTTGGCGCACCCATATTTACAGAAGTGTGGAATGATATACCAGCTACTTCCCACGATAGTGAATCTATCTCTCCCTCACATATAACAATCTTAGCTGAGTTCTTAACTCTATCGTAATTGTAGATAATTGGTTTAGCATCTTTCGCCTGAGTAAATGTTTTACCATTTATACCTCTTGTCTTATAGTTTATAAGTTCGTTATCTTTTAAATACGCAAATGCAATATTCTTATTGTCTTTAGTAGAAACAATCTTATTTAAGTCAATCACTTCATTAGTAATACCTCTATCGTTTAGGAATTTACGCCCTTCAGTAGTAAGATTCTTCATATTACTTTTACTTGGTGACTTATAAACTTTCTTTGGTTGCTGCATAACTACATATTCTTCTCTATTATTCACTGTTCCTTTGTCTCCACACTTGTGGCAATTATAAACTCCTTTCGCCAGATTAATAGAAAGACAAGTATCTTTCCAATTCTGTTTACCTAAAATGGCGCATTTAGGACATCTAACCTTTTGCTCTACTCCATTTCCCTTCGGTTCTATACCTAAAGCTAAAAATTTTTGTTCAATCGTTTGCATATTAAAATATAAATTTGTTTTTTATAAGTATATATAATACAATGTATAGTTTTTATACAATGTATAGTTATTTTATTTACATACTATACAATGTACCCTATAGTACATTGTACTAAGTATCATACACTGTATCACAGAGGGAACGGTATTTCGGATTTATATAAATCTTACGCTCTTTACCATCATTCCCTACACTCTTAGTAACCCTTGTAACAAACTCTTTCTCCTCAAGTCTTGTAAGGATTCTATAGAAAGTCCTGTCTTTGATATCAAGACTCTCGCATATATGTTTACTGGTGGCGTAACAGTAACCTGTCTTATTAGCCAGTGAGCAAACGTAACTAAATACAGCATTTTCCTGTAGATTCAAATCTAAGTCGCTCATAATTAACTTTATAAATTTAGGTTTCATAATAAAAAAAGGGGAGGCGAACCTCCCCTGATTAGTTTAGAAAGGCAGGTCAGTGTTTTCCTGCACGGCTTGTTTAACTGGAGCACTTGCTTCACCTTGAGGTTTCCAAGTGTTTACCTTTACGTTGTGAGTCTTACCATACATCGGCTCTTTCTTAGGCTCGATAGTAAGTCTAACGTATCTTTCTCCGTTATATTCATACCAATGGTCTCTTAGTTTGCTTTCAGATACACTGAAGTTAATGCCATTGAAATTATCTGGCTTTGTGCCAGTTCCTACATAAATTGCTTGTTGATTATCCATATTTAAAAATTAATCGTTTAATAATTGTTCTACTTTTTTACTTACTTTATACTTCTTTCTAATGTCTTGAATAGACACTTTACCAGACTGTAATGCTGACTTGGCGTTATTAAATTTATCGCCACTATCAGGCAACCAAGCTAAAGCCTCGTTTACGGCATTTGCAGCCGTTTTACCGTGAGTATTTGTTGCATCTGAGTCTTTGGTATCGTCAATAAGAAATAAGCCGTTTAAAGCGTATTTCCGTGCATAAGATGAACTTGACCCAAATGATTGAGCGATGTCCATACCTTTCCTGTTAATGTCTATTCCAGCCTGAGCACTAACCTCAATAGTATCTTTACCATCAGTGATTTTTGCTGTAGCTGAAACCATCGGAGCTTGTGTAGTATCTACATAGTCCGATATAGTAAGAGCAAGTTTGTGCTCTACTAATAGAGGTTTTACTGCCTCTAAGATGTCCTCACAACTTCTGTAATTGTACTTACCGAAATTGTTTCTTTGATTCTTCGGTGCTTTCAGTCTCCCCTGAACATCCACCAATTTCTCGTATATAGTCATAGGGCAAATGTAGTAATCCCAACTGACACTACCAAATAATTATTGTATTAAATCGAAATTATTGAAGTTTTCTCTGTATTTATTACTGAGACATAATCTGTAAGCTCGTTGTCCAGTATTATGTAGTATAAAGAATCCTTTATGCTCATCGTGCCATACCGCAAAGAAGTCAACGTCTTCAGGAGAATAATAACCTTTACCGCTCTTTATTTCAATCTGAGGTAACTTCTGTTTCTCAGAAGTATATCTATTGGCGGACATATATTTAACTTGAATCTTATATAGTTTGCTATCTCTCTCTAATATGCAGTCGTATGTAGAGGAATCAAGTAGTGGCATAGAAACATTAAAGCCGTTCTCCATAGCTCTTGTAGCGAACTTATATTCAGCGAAACAACCCTTCTGGTTTCTATCCATACAACTAATATACAAAAAAAAAGTGACAACCTTACAGGGCTGCCACTCTTCCGATTGAACAAAATCAAATATAAAGGACTAAACAGAGAAAAACTTTATATATTGCAAATATACCCTATTGAATTCACAAAGGGGTATTGAATTCATAAAAGTTATTAACGCCCTTGTCCACGATACTTTTTCTTATAACCCTTCTGACCTACAGATGCGTTCTTAGAATGTACGTTTGGTCGTCTTACTTTACTCTTTGTTTTATATGTACTAACTATTTTTCTTGCCATTACTTTTACCTTTTTCCCAAGTTCTTCCCACAAAGTACGCACCGTAAACAGTAACGAGGAGCGTTTGAAATATAGGAATATATTCTTTCTGTATTGAAAACTGTCCAATGTTGCCATCGGTAAATGCCAGTAAGGTAAACATCGCTGTAAGAAACACCATAACAAGCGGTCGTATGTTCTTTGATAAGAACGAATCACTTTGCATATCCAGTTTCCAGCGTTCTGTAACCTGTGTTTGAGCATCATTATCTGCTTTTTCTAATAGTTGTTGTATCTTCTGTTTTGCAGCAAGGCGTTCTTCATCAGTAGTTGTAACCTTGTCTATAACATCACCTATGTCTTTTATAAGACCGCCAGTGATAAGCTGTAGTATCTTTTTCATTAGTATGTCCAGATTACTTGTTCGGACTTATCTTCATCGTCTATGTCGATGTGTATAAAGTTGCTTGCTATTCCTATACGAGTAATTCCATACTCTATAAATAGGCGTACTAAGTGAAATCTATCTCTTGAGTTAGTACACGCCACATCACAAGCTAAACCTTTTAGGTGGCTTGAATTTGGTGTTCCGCCAACCTTAGCATTATGAGATTCCGTTCTGTACCCACTTGTAATATGTATGGGTCTTCCGTAGTGTTCACGAACCTCTTCAAGTATCTCGAGAAGCTCTTTACTCATCAACTGACCAGAGCCTTGTATATCTGGCGAGTCAAATTCGTAGTAATTAAAGTATTTCATATTAACACAATCCGCAGTGTATGCAAAATTCACACATAATTTATAATTTATCTACAAAGTTTTGTATTTCGTTTATATCTACATTTAACTTAAAACTTAAATCAGCAGACCATTGTTTTATAGGCTTATTACCTTTATAAACCACCACAACAGGAACGTATTGTATTTGCTTTTTAAAGTCCTTACTTTGTCTTTCTAACAACCCATATTGAACTTTGCACCCTACAAGACTGTTTAAATTAATATCGTTGTTTTTGTTCCAACGTGCATTTATTTGTAGTACAGTAATATCAGATGATTCCACATTACCTAATGATGTAGGAGTAAAAAGTAAAAACACTAAAAATATTAAAGCTCTCATCTTAATTCATATACACGCTGCTCTATCAGTTCAAGTTTCTCAAAGTTTTTTTCTATTAGTTGACGATTACTCATAATCTCTGAACGAATGGCGTTATCTTTAAGGTCATACTCTTGTCTTGAAATAACAGGTTCAGGTAATTCCATAGCTTCTTTTATCTGTGCTTTTAAGCTAAAGTAAAATGCTGTAACAGTACTAATACCTATTACAAGGGATACGATGGTTTCTATACTCATACTAAATTTAGTATTTTTAGATAACTCTGCCATTTTTCTATTCGTTAAAGTTCCAACCTGCAAATGTATGAACTCCGTTGTCTTCGATAGATATCTCTTTACTCACCCATCCGTAAGGATAATTTACGGTAGATTCTCCATCTTCATCAACTTCTGTAATCTCACTTGCTTTCCATAGTACATCTATCGAGTACTTATCAGATGCTACGCCCTCTGTTTCTACTTCTCCATCCTCATTGTAGGTAGGTTCAGTAGTCCATATATAACCGAGCTTTACAACTGTATGAGTGTGTGATGGGTTTTCGTTCCCATCCTCATCGGTTACTGATGGCAAAGCAGCTATTCTTGTTTCAGCTTGACTTTGACTGTCAAATTCATATTTCTTAAATATATACTTCATTTTAATTAAATTAACTTGTTAGTGTTTGTAATTCGCTATCGCTTAGTGCTTCGTTAAAATATATTAATTGTTTTACTTTTCCGTAAAAAATAGAGCTATTATTTCCATCATTAAAATTTAATCTGTTTAATGTACCTAAACTATAAGATGAGTCAATAACTTGATTGCCTATTTTAGTGCCATTCACAAAGAAGCTGTGGTTTGTGTTATTATAAACAATAGCAACTTTTATATTTGTTGTAGTATCAGTAGATGCGTCTGTAATTGCTGACCCAACAGGGCTTCCACTTCTAAAAAGTCTTGATAAAACTTTATTATTACTTCCTATTCTTATTACTATATTATTGTTTATTGTGCCATCAGATATTGCAATATATCTATTTGTACTATCATTAGCCAAAGCTGCCATTTCAGCAAACAAAACGCCCTCGCTGTCGTTAAACTCTGCACTTGTACCTGCATCGTTGCAAATATCTGCTGAGCGTGTTACTGTACTTCCTGATGTTGGTATATATGAGGTTGCGTAGCTTCCTTGCTCTACTTGTGCGCCATAAATAAAAATACTTCCACTTGTGCCTGATATGTCATTATCTCCGTCAGCAGGATATATTCTAAAGTTAGTTATTGTTGACACATTTTTATTAATAGAACATTTATACCAACCATTACCATAATACTCTACTTTAACACCATCAGGGTTGCCTATTTCTGTACCTGTACTGCCATCATCTAAATTAATATACACAGATGCACTTTCGACAGCTGATGCAATAAAAAGACGAGCATAATTTAAAGTGTCTTTTTTCAAAAACACACTAAAAGTATAATCGCCTGAAACACTTATAAAAGTTCTTATAAGACCATTAGCAGCAGATTTAGTTAATTTATACGTATTAAGAGTTCCATCAGGGCTTGTAGTAGCAGACGATGTTTCAGTAGTATTTACATTTACCCAACTACTATCGCTGAAGTCCTCACTATAAGTAACCAAGTTAGTCCTTTGAGGTTCTAAAAGCAAATGAGGGCAATCGCCTACTACGCCATTAGTTAGTGGATAGTCTAAGCGTGGTACATCAGCAGCTACTGATTCTATGAGTCCATCTTTGTTTACTCGTGTCGCAGTCGAACCTCTTGTGTGATCAAAATCTCCATTGCCATTAGCAGGTAAGACAGAATATAGCTTACTCGCTTTAGTGCCACTTGGTATTAACGCTAAACTTGCTTTATCGTACATACTAACTTGTTAATTCTTGTAATTGTTCGTCTGTAAGAGCTTCTGTAAATACTTGTAGGTTTCTTACTTTGCCTAACCAACCATTTCCACTATCATAACTAAAGTCAATAGAATCTAATCCTGTTAACGCAGGTTGTGTAGGTGTTAAATACAAATCATATTTAGTTCCGTTTATAAATAATTTATAATCATTTTCTTTGTACTGAACAGCTATTTTAAGGTTTTGTGTCAAATCAATATTTACTAAAAATTGTACATCAGGAGTTCCTGTTCCATCAGCATAAATTCTTAATTGACCATTATTTCTGTGTTGTATTAATAATGAATTATCAAAACCTGTTTCTGTTGAGTTAGCAATCACGATATATACACTTTGATAATCTCCATCTGCAAACTGTTCTGTTTCTACAAATAATACTCCCTCGCTATCGTTAAAGTCTTGTGCAGAGCCACTATTATTACATACGTCTCTATTACGAGTAGAAGCCGCACCTGTTGTGGGTATATACGAAGTTGGGTAATCTCCGACCTCTTCTTGTGGTTGACATAAAATAATAGAAAAACCACCACTCGAAGTGCCTTCGCTTGGTCTTAATTTAAGGTTAAATGCTTCTGAGGCGTTTTTAGTTCCTGTCATTTCATACCTTACAAAATCTGTACTATTAACATTAATTAATGAAACTACAGCACTCGAAGCTCTTAACTGTAATGTTTTAGAGCCACTTTCAACAAGCTTTATATATACACTTGTAGCAACGCTACCTGATGATATAGAAGATGTTGACTGACCAAATCTAAAGGCTATGTTTTCAGTATCAGCAGGAAAATCAATTTGAACAGCATTTGTGCCACCAAACATATCGGTTTTTCCTGTTGTTATAGTTCCTGCACTACCACTACCAAATTCTGTGTAAGTCCAAGTTGAAGTAACTTCTGAATTTTCTATAACATTAGTCCTCTGTGGCTCTAAGAGTAGATGCCCTTTAGTGTCATTAGTAAAGTCTATTCTTGGCGTGTCTGTTTGTATTTCTTGTACAGATACGTTGTCTATTTTTGCATTTAATAAATTTGGTGCGCCTAATTTTCTTTTTACAGCAAAAGTTGCAGTTGCAGCAACAAAAGTAAAAGTATGTGTTCCTACTGTATTTATTGATGGACTACCTGATATAGTAGCACCACCTCCTTGTGCAAATTGTAAACTACCACTATCAATAGAAAGTAAATCCACAGAAGCTTTATATGTTTTGCCTACTGTCAATAAACCCCCTTGTGATATAAAAATGTTGGAATTATTTGGACAATTAAACAAAGCATAACCATTTTCAATTGTTATAGTATCGCTGCCTGATTGCGTAACAGTCCAATCGCTATCAGTAGCAAAATCTCCATTGTTTACTATGTTAGGTTGAATGCCTGCTGTTTTGATTAGTCCGTCTTTAGCTACATAGGTTGCAGACGTACCCCTTGAAAAGTCAAACTCTTTGTTAAAGAATAAACCACTATTGTCGTTATATGCTAATAGCTTATCTTCTTTTACTGCCCAGTTACCGTTTCCTA